ACCGCGCCTAAATTGTGGATGTCGCGCTCAACCTCATACCAGCCAGTTGCCGCATGCTCGATAAAGATTGTTTCATTAGGCAAGTAAAGGGATCCGCTGGAGTAATTGCCTTTTGAATCATGGTTCACTAAAAGAGCGGCCGCGACTTTGCGGGTTCGGCTATCGTAAACCGCGGTCATTTTCTTAGGTGACTCAATGGTTATAAGTGGATTAGCTTCTCCGCTGTTCCCACGCCCTACAACAACGAACCCGGTGCCATAAATCAAAGCGTCTCGATGAGCCATTGAACTTTCTAAATCCAGCTCATTCGCGCGGAAGATTTCATTGAGTCCCAAGACTTCGCCGTTTAGGTATCCTTCAAAGTCAAGGCGCTCTTCTAGCACGTCTACGGCAGTCCCAGCCCAGCCCACTACGGTTTCCACATTGGTTAGTTGTGGCGGTATGGAAATGCGTAAATCCTTCAGCTTATTCTTGCCCTCGTAATAGTTATTGAGAAGGAAGTTTTTATACTCATGCTGGCCAAGTTGCCGGGCAAGCGACTCGACCAGTCTTCCCTCGTCTATGTTCAACGTCATAAAATTACAGCCCTTCGGCGTTCGGTTTTTTGAGTGCGGCCCTTGCTTGCGTGTCTTGCACCATTGGCCAATACTGCACAGGCTAATAAGTCAATTTTGCGGGGTGAATTCTTTTTCTCTTTGCGGAAGCTTCCCGATTCAGTAGCGACTGCGTTCAGGATGTGGCGCTCAAGCCTTGGGTCTTGGTCTCCGCCTATTTCACTGGCAACTAAATCGGCCACAAATTGCTGTGCTAGTGGGGCCATGCGTTGGGTTGTCGGTGGAATTCTTTCGACCCTGTTGCGCCAAGTCTTAGACCATTCCAAAACATCAGGCTCATAGAACGAGGGGTCGCACCATAGTTTTACAACGTTGTATTCTTCAAACATTTTGGCAACCGCTAGGTTCACCTCGGCGCGGTCAACAGTCCACTCGGGATTCTGTGGGTCTGGTTCCCAAACTGCCATTACCGAAATAGTTCCAGTCTCAACATCGACCATAACTAACCCAGTCGAGTCCCCGCTAACCGAGCCGTCAAACCCAGCGCAGATTGTAGCGCCCAATGGTATTGACTCATCGCGCTTGGCTTCGACGTAATGGTGAGGGCTGATAAAGTCTTGCCCTGCAAGTCTGACCCACTGGTTGAGCCTATAACGTTGAAACCCTGCGAAGCCTGCTGATCCAGCCGAAGAGACTGCGGCGTCAAAATCGCTAGTGTCTAAAAGCCCTTCGGCTAAATTAGGATTTGATTTCCGCCATGTCTCGGGGTCTGTGGGGTCGTCTTCCTGAGACGCTTCCCACCACCAAAACCCGAAAGCCTTGTCTTCTATTCCCGCTTCAGAACTGGCCACCCTGCGGCCATGTTCGTAAAGTCTTCCTAAAAGTGTGTCGGTGTTTCCGCCTGCTGTTGTAATTCCAACAACTAAAGATTCTGGCCTATCTGCCGAGCCTGTGGTTAGGGCCTCCCAAAGCTCTTCGCCTCGGGTGCTGTTCCCTGACCCGCTCCAGGCGTGCAGTTCGTCCGCGATAACCATTGAAGGCCCTAGTCCGTGCGCTCGCATAGCGTCCGCCGATAGCGCCCGGTAGACACTGCCCTTGCTGGGGACTTCTAGCACGTCGCGGTAAACCTTGAACATTCGCGAAAGCTCTGGGCTGTTTATTACTTGCTGCCTGGCTTCGCCGAACACTATTTTGGCCTGGTTGCGATCGCTTGCCGCGCTATAGGTCTGAGCGCCCTCGGTGTATAAAGTATGTTCTAGGGCAAGCGTAGTTCCTAATAAACTTTTCCCATTCTTGCGGGGAAGGCCAATTATTGCCCTGCGGTAGCGCATTAGTCCAGTGATTGGATCAAGCTCTAAAAGCCTATCTAAAAGCCAGCTCTGCCAGTTGGTAAACTCCAGCGGCTGCCCTACTCTAAACCCGCGAGAAGCCTTTAGAAGGGTTGCGGCGAAGTCCGTCACGTTAGGGCCAAGGGTCTTATCGCTGTAGCTTGCGACTGAATACGCGGGCGCCCATAGCGGGCTAGGTTCCGGTAGCGCGGTCAACGCGGCGGGCCTTAAGCTCGTCTAGTCCGTCACGAACCCTGACTTCACTCAAACCTAATCGGCTTCTATCGCTTGGGCTAAAGCCTATGGCGGCAAGCCATGCAGTTAGTTGAGTTCGAAGATTTCCGATTTGAGTGACAACCGGATGGGTAACGACTTGGCCGTTTGCCGTTGTATAAAATCTTTCGACTGTTTTGGTTTCGAGTTGGCTTCTTAGATCCACGTATTCATCGTGAGCCTCGCAGATAAGCCGAATAATAGTAAAGTCTGAGTCTGGGCTAAGCCATGCCTTGCCAGCGAGCCAAACGTGGTTCCAAAGTTCTAGGCCGTGTTCACCTAGTGCGGGCGGGTTCGGGATACCGATAGCGGCGCTAAGCCCCTGCCCCGGTGTGGGTGCATTGGGTAGCGTCTTCTTGCTCGGGTTGCCATTTAGCCGGTGTTGTTCTATCGGCTTAGCTGGTCGCCCTGTTGGTCTGCCTGTTCCTGCCATGCGGCTATCCCTATCTTCGCCCTGCGGCGGATGCCCATTGCGGGCTGTTTGTATCAAAGCTAATCGAACATGTGTTCGAATGAAAAGGGGAGGCCCCCTCTGGATATCCCGATTGCGTGTTTTGACTAATCGCGTCGAGCTTCCGTGGAGGGGAGGGGAGGGGTCTACCCCCACCCGCCGTCTCGTGGTCGAAAGTTTGTTCGATAAAACTGAGTTCAGCTTTTACGGTATGGCCTATACCCCCGCATGGGCTTCGGCTGATTCGCAGCTTTAGCTTGTTGTCCTTCTAGGCTGCTCTTACCCCTATGGCACTGGGTGCAGATTGCTGCAAGGTTGCCTAGGCTGTGGTCATCGCCTGCGGTTACGTGGTCTACCTCACTGGCCTTAGCTCCGCATAAATAACAAATGTTATCTGCTTTCTTCAACACTATAAGTCTTCGCGTGTTCCAGTCGATAGGAAGCCTAGCCTTGCGGGTTGACTCTTGCCATACCGGGCGGTGTTGTTGACATACCCCGCCGCCTGTAGCTATTGCGTAATTCAAACACTTTGGAATTCTGCATGGTGTTGGTGCCAGCATTTTCTTTTCTCGTTCATCTGGTGGAGTTGGTGAGAATTGAACTCACGTCCCTAGCCCTGCACTTCGGCTCTAAGCTAGATCGAAACCATTACAACCCCGAAGAAGCTGCCGCGTTATTATTCTCTGCATTCAATAGAAGAGGTTCACCCGCCGCCAGACCCCTACAACACGAACCCGAAACCGGTTGCCGGGTAGATTCGTGGAGACCCCTCTACTTATAGTAAAGGGATTCTAGAGGCCAAAGCGGACAAACTATCTTTCGTTGCGGATTATCTCTAGCAGTCTTGCCCAGGGGATTTCGAAGTTGTCGCCTGTAGATCCTTGAGTAGTGAGTGCATCTAGGATTCTAATTGCTTCCCTAGCTGCCCCTAGTTGCTCCGAGGCTGACTGTAGTTTCTCTGTCTCTAGCGTGTTCATCGTGTGCCTAACTCTGGGTTGTCTAGGTATTCCTTTAGGTCGTCTAGGTAGACGTATTCGCCGATTTTGTTTGTGCAGCTTATGTTATCGCAGATTTCTAGGATGCGGTCTTGCTCGCTCTTAGCGCCATGCTCTGCCCCTATGCCGAAATAATGAATTGCTTGCTTGGTTCGTCGCTGAATAGCATTTCTAAAAAACATCTCTGGGATTCCTTTCTGGTTCAGCTAACAGGTCGGTGTGTCTTATTATGCGCTTTATTGCCTATCGGTGAAGTTTAGGCAACAGATTCGAGATAAAGCCTGATTATCTGCATAGTATGGCTAATCGTTGTTTCTTGAATCCACCCATAGAGCGAACTGCTCAAGGATTGCTTCTTCAGCTTTGCCCTTATCGGTAACCGGATTCATGTCGTCTAGCCACTCCCAAGCCTCTTTGAGTATTCGGCGGCGCTCTGCAAGCTCGCCGTGCCTGTAGGCGCTCTGGGCGTTTGTCGCGATTAGTTCGTTTACACTCATATTCACAGTTCCTAAGTAAGTGTTACTAATGGGTATTGTTTGTAACAGTTGTTTCTGATGATAACAAAACCATCAGGGGACTTCATTCGCTTAGGCCCTCCAGTAGCTCGTAGATCCGATAAGCGGATACCGCCACCCTATCCCTAGCCCCTGACATAAAGCGCCCAGCGTTGAAGTAGATTTTCTTTGCTTCCTCATCAAGTAGCGTTTTGCTTACTGACTTGGTTGGTTCGGTCTTTGACCTTACTCCGACATAAACAGTCTTAGGCTTCGGGTTGCGCCATGATGGGTCTATGCGCTCAAGTTCAAGCGCCTGCCAGTCCTGGAGTGTGTATTTAGTCATTTTTTGCTTTCCTTAATATGAAAAACACGAATACCCTTTTACCTAGAATAATGTCCAGGGTTGGCTGGATCTTCATGTCGTAAAGGTTGATTCCGAATACATAGGTGGTGAAAGAGCTTGAGTCTCTATAGCTTCTAAACTTGATCATGTTATCCCTTTTATGTTTTTACGGATTCTAGCTTCCATGTTTTTCCAGAATGTCAAAAGGATAACGTTATCGGTATAGTTCTGTCTCATTTCTGCTGCCCCTTGAGCTGTTCGGAATTACCGAACGGTTGCTTAGTCATCTTGTCCCTTTTGTTGATGATCATTCAACTTCCATTCTGAATCATCATTTATTTGGTTATGAAACATGTTGCCGTTGACTATCTGCCCAAGCAATTCATAATGAAGAGAATTTGCCGGAAGTAACACCCACATTTTTTTTGTTACCTCTAGTTCTGCAAGTATGCGGGAGCGCTCAAACATTACTCCCTCTGTAAACATCTTTTGATTTATGTTCATCATTTTGTTCCTTCCTTAGTCATCTTGTCCCTCTCTAATTGTCTCGATTAGTTCATCTATGTAAAAGGGTGC